CAAAGACGGCAAAAGATCCTAATTCTCGTATTAATAAAAGCCTACGGGCTTGGAACTGTTGAGAGGTGTTGGCCCGTGGAAATGATGATTTGGAATGTGGTGCTTACTGCGATTGTAGCTGGAATGGGGTTCTTCTTAAAAGGTAGGTTTAATGAGTTAGACCGCCTCGGAATCTTGTTAAACCGGACCCGTGAAGAAGTAGCACGCGACCACATCACCCGCGCTGAAGTGCGCGCCGACCTTGAGAAGATTCGTGAACACTTTGATGATGGCTTTAAGCGGCTTGAGTCGAAGATAGATGCTTTAGCCTTGAAGAGATAACATGGCTAGTAGTTACAGACCGAGTTCTACCACCAAAAAAGTTAAGAAATTAGCTAAAGGCGGACCGACGAAAGTCAACGAGGCTGGCAACTACACCAAACCGGGGATGAGAAAACGGTTGTTCGAGCAAGTCAAAGCTGGTGGTAAAGGTGGTAAGCCGGGGCAATGGTCTGCACGCAAAGCACAGATGCTGGCGAAGCAGTACAAAGACGCTGGTGGAGGCTACAAGTGAGTGCACTTAAAAAACCACAAAGAAGTCTTAAAGCGTGGACTGAGCAGAAATGGCGTACAAAAAGCGGTAAACCTTCAACGCAAGGTTCCAAAGCTACAGGTGAAAGGTATCTCCCTGAGAAAGCCATAAAATCTCTCAGTGCCAAAGAATACGCCGCGACTACCCGTGCAAAAAAAGCAGGTAGCGCTAAAGGTAAACAATTTGTTTCTCAACCCAAAACTGTAGCCCAAAAAACTGCAAGGTACCGCAAAATAAAATGACAACCTCCGGCACATCCTCATTTAATCTAGACCTCACAGAGCTTGTTGAGGAAGCGTTTGAGCGCGCCAGTGGCGGTGAACGCGAGCTGCGTTCTGGGTATGACTTTCGCACTGCGCGTCGCAGTTTGAACTTGATGTTCGCCGAGTGGGCTTCACGCGGTTTAAACATGTGGACAGTAGAGCAAGGCGCTATTAACTTGGTGCCCGGTCAGGCCGTTTATGACCTACCTGAAAATACTGTTGACCTGATTGAACACTCTATTCGTAACGGCAACAGCGGGCAAACTGATCTCAGTTTGAGCCGTATTTCAGTATCAACCTACGCCACCATCCCCAACAAGACCGCTCAAGGCCGCCCAGTGCAGGTTTATGTTGACCGCCAGATTGTGCCTCGCGTAACTGTATGGCCTGTGCCTGATGATTCTACGCCCTATACCTTGATATACTGGCGGCTGCGTCGTATTGAGGACGCTGGTGGGGGCGTTAACACACAAGATATTCCGTTCCGCTTCCTACCCTGCCTTGTTGCGGGGTTGGCGTATTACATCGCCCAGAAAATCCCTGAAGGCGCTCCGCGTCTGGGGCCGCTGAAGCAGGAGTATGAGGAAGCTTGGATTATTGCGTCCACTGAAGACCGCGAGAAAGCTACGCTGCGGTTGACGCCTCGGATATATAGGGCTTGATGTGGGTCAGCCGTTCGCCTCTGGTAAATATGCTTTTGGTTTCTGCGATGTATGCGCGCAGCGATACCCATTAAAAAAGCTAAAGACGTTGTTCAAGCGCCACAAAGAGACTAACATTCTCGCGTGCCCAGAGTGCTGGAACCCCAGCCACCCGCAGCTGATGCTGGGTGAGACGCCGGTAATTGATCCACAAGCACTGCGTAACCCGCGCCCAGACACGGCACAAGATGCCAGCCGAGAGCTGACGGGTACGTGGGAAGAGACATTAGAAAAGTTGAAGGTGGGGTGAGATGAACTACGCTGAGTTAGTAACAGCTATTCAAGATTACATCGAGGCGGGTGATTCGTCATTCATCGCGCACATTCCTGACTTTGTCCGTTCTACGGAGCAAAAGGTCTACAACACCCTACAGCTACCGGCAACTCGGCGTAATGTAACGACGACACTGGCAGTAAATAATAAGTACTTAGCGACTCCCGGCGACTTTTTGTCGGTGTTTTCCCTAGCCATTGCAGTCGACGGGGACTACAAGTATCTTCTTGAAAAAGATGTCAACTTTATACGTGAGGCGTTTCCATCGGCGTCTGATGTTGGGGTCCCCACGCACTACGCCATTTTTGGGCCAGCAACTACTACTGGAGACCCCCCAGTTATTACTAACGAGTTGTCGCTGATTTTAGGTCCAGCGCCCGACGCGCCTTACTTTGCCGAGTTACACTACTACGCGTACCCAGAATCTATTGTGACCGCTGGTACGACGTGGCTGGGCGACAATTTTGACACTGTATTGTTGTATGGGGCTCTTATTGAAGCTAATATGTACATCAAGGGTGAAGAAACTATGACTGCGCTGTATAAGGCGCAGTTTGATGAATCGCTAGGAAAACTTAAAGTCTTAGCAGATGGCAAAAACCGAAGAGACGCATACCGTGCTGGTCAAGTGCGTGTTGATGTACGATAACTTTAAAACTGTAAGGAGTTTTTTAAATGATTAACAACAATGCAAGTGCTTCTGACCAGACTGCTGCTTCAGTGATGGTTGGCGCCAAATCTAAAGATGGTGCTTTCGCACATGGTGTTTATGTGGTGGAGTGCTTTGATAAAGCCGGTAAATTGAAGTGGTCTGAAACTGCTGATAACTTGGTAGTGAAAGAAGGTGCTCAGTTTATGAATGATACCTTTTTCGCTGGCTCTGCCTACAGTGCCACTTGGTACATTGGCTTGATTACTGGCCCGGGTTCAGGCACTACGATCTCAGCTGATGACACACTGGCGTCTCATGCTGGTTGGACTGAGTTCACTGACTACACTGGAGACCGTGTATCGGCGACTTTTGGTGATCCGGCAACTCTGGCTGATCCGTCTGTTATGACAACCTCTGCTGCCTCACAGTTCGTTATTGACGACACAGGCACTGTTGCTGGTGCATTTTTGACCGATGTTGATACCGGCACTGTTGGCATTTTGTTCTCTGCGTCTGACTTTACCTCTCCGGGTGATCGTGATGTGGTATCAGGAGATACAATCAATGTCACCTATGCTTTCAGTCTCGACCAGACCCCGTAAGGAGTAATACATGGCAACTAAATTTATTAAAGGCCAAGAGGTCAAAGTCAACGGTGTGATCCCTGAGGGCCCAGTTGTAGCCTTGCGTATGGATGAAGACGGCAATTTTTTTTATAAAATTGTGTGGACAGACGCTAACGGAGCACAGCAGAATCGTTGGTTTAGAGAAGAAGACCTGATCGAGGCATAATAATGTGTTTTCGGCAGGTTCGTTCTCTGTAGCGCCGTTTTCGACGCTTCCTGTAACTGGGGAAGTCTACGAAGCATCAATAGTTGAGTCTGCGTTTGCGGGTGTCCTTGCGACATCCGCCGTAGATTTTTTGGCGTCTATTGAAGAGTATTCTGTCGGTACTACAACTTCGTCTGCATTAGTAGACTTTTCATCTAGCGCGTCTGAAAATGGCGTTGGTTCCGATACTTCAGGAGCGATTCTTGTCTTCGGCACTGCTGTTTTTGAAACAAGTAGTGGTGTTGATGCGGCCTCTGCCTCAACAGAATTTGGATGTTTGACTACTGAGAACGTGAATGGAGTAGATAGTGTCGTTACTCTGGTTGATTTCATTTCAAGTATTGGTGAATCAGCAATAGCTTCAGATTTAACGTCATCTTTGGTTGATTTTCTTGCTGATGTTAGCGAAGTAACGACTGGAACAGACGCAGATTCTGCTTTGGTTGACTTTATTGCGGCCGTTAACGAAGAAAGCGTGGCGGATGAGGCATCTAGCGCCGCAATCGGTTTTGGTGGGGTAGTCGCTGAGTCTGTAGCTGGAGCTGATGCTGTTGAATCATCTGCCGAGTTTGGCGGGGTTGTCGCTGAAAGCGCAGTCATTACAGATAGCGCTAGTACGCTAGTCGACTTTAGCTCAAACATTGATGAAACAATGCTAGGTACAGACACTGTTTCATCTCTAGCCGTCTTTAATTCTGATGTTACTGAGGTGGTTGTCGGTGCAGAGTCTGTTGCCGCTTCTGCCGATTTCGCTACGACAGTCACTGAAACGGTCGTCGTTGACGACCTATATAGTTCTTCTATTGGTTTTGGTGGGGCAGTCACCGAGGCTATATTGGCGACAGATGAGATGTCAGCCAACTACGATGTAGTAGTTTCTATTAGTGAAATAGCCGTCACTACAGATGCGGCGGCTTCTAATGTTGATTTTGCATCACTAGTTAGCGAATCAACCATAGCTTTTGACAACACTAGTGCGCTCGTTGATTTTGCTGTAAATGTAGTGGAAGATACTACAGGGGCAGATTCTACGGCGTCTTTCTTGGTATTTGTTGCCAATATCAGTGAAAGTGGTTTAAGCAGCGATACTGCATCAAGCTCATACGTTATTAATTCTCTGTTCTCTGATGCTTTAGTGGTATTTGATAGTCCGTCTTCAACATACGACATAAATTCACAGGTTGAGGAATCTGCCACTATTGATGGTGTTGTATCTGCTCTTATTGATTTCAACACTTCAGTTGATGTGTCTGTCTCTGGTTTTGATGCTACGGCGTGTCTTGTAGACTTTTCTAACTTCATAGACGAGCGTGTAGTTTCTATAGACGTTATTACTGGGGTGTATTTGTGGGATAAGATTAAAACCGGCACAGACGCGACATGGAACACAATAGTTGTTAGCGATGACGACCAATGGCAGAATATCGATACCAGTGGCGAAACAGACTGGCAACGAATTAAAACCCTTACATAAGGATTAATTATGGCGCTCGTGTTGAGAGACAGGGTAAAAGAAACAACAACGACCACGGGCACCGGAACCGTCACTTTGGCTGGAGCCTCCACTGGGTTTCAAGACTTTTCTGTTGTTGGTGACGGCAACACTACCTATTATACCATCGTTTTAGGCGGTGAATGGGAAGTCGGCATAGGCACCTATACTGCGTCTGGTACAACCCTTTCGCGTGACACGGTGCTGGAGTCTAGTAACTCAGGTAGCTTAGTTGACTTTTCTGCAGGAACAAAAGATGTCTTTGTCACTTACCCTGCTGAACGCTCTGTCATAGGCGGCATGGGCTATATTGAGAACGCTGCAACCATCACGCAAAGTTCTACGCTCAATGCGGGGCATAATGCCATTTCAGCTGGGCCGGTTACTATTGACGATGGTGTCGTTATTACAGTAGGTGCAGGGCAGCGTTGGGTTATCGTTTAGCGCGTTTAGATTCTTGATTGTCAAGCGTTTAGTGGGTACACTTGCTTAACTTTATGTGAGGGCCGCAGATGGCTACATCCTATACAGATATTCTCAGACTTGCGCTACCCGCCACGGGAGAACTCGATGGCACTTGGGGTAACGTGGTCAATGACAATATCACCAAGATGTTGGAAGAAGCCATCACTGGGCGCGCTGAGATAACTACTTGGGCGTCGAACGAGCACATACTGACAGAAGCCAACGGCATTACTTCCGAGTCACGGTGTTTATTTCTTGATCTTGGCGGTACGCTGACGGCTACTGGCTCTGTTGTAGCTCCGACGGGGTTTAAGAAATTTTATATTGTTCGTAACACCACTACTGGTGGATTTGCCGTTGAAGTTGGCCTACCTACCGGCAACACTGTATCTGTTCCTAATGGCCGTACAGCGCTTGTTTATGCTGATGGTACTGATGTTTCTCTGGTTACAGGCACAATGGCGCTCCAAGACGCAAGTGCTGTTGCTATCACAGGCGGGTCGATCACGGGCATCACAGACCTAGCTGTTGCCGATGGTGGTACTGGTGCTTCTGACGCTGCCGGGGCTAAGGTTAACTTAGAAATTATCACGGCCTTAACGGGGGCTGCGGTTATTCCAGCAGGCACAGAGGCTCAACGAGACGGCGCTCCTCAAACAGGTTATTTTCGTTTTAACACCGATACGGTAAGATTCGAAGGGTTTATAGGGTCTAGCTGGGCGAAGGTAGGCGTAGGCGCCACCGGTGGGGGCAATGATGAAGTCTTTATCGAAAACGATCAAACCGTTACGACAAACTACACAATCACGGCAGGCAAAAACGCACTAACAACTGGCCCAATTGAAATTGACGGTGGTGTGGTGGTTACGGTTCCTTCAGGTTCGAGGTGGGTAATTTTGTGAAAATTAAAGACTTAGTAGGTGGAGAGTAGCATGAGCATAGTTCTCGACGGCACAAATGGGATTACAACGCCTGAGTTAGATTCTTCAGGGCCAGTAGCAGGCACAACAGCAGACTTTAGCGGTAACGTCACACTGGGATCGTCTGTGCTTGCAACGCCTACGGGCAGCGCACCTTCTTATACTTGCCGCGCATGGGTAAACTTCAACGGCACTGCCACTGTGGCGATTCGTGCGTCTGGGAATGTGTCAAGCATTACGGATAACGGGACTGGCGATTACACAGTCAACTTTGCGACTGCGATGCCTGATGCGGATTATTCTGGAATTGTTATGTCAGGCTCTCCCGGCGTTGTAGATACCTTAAATTCAATAGTTGGCGGAAATCCAACAAGCAGTGCTTTTCGGTTTACTTGTAGAAGTTATACAGCAGTATCTACAGACCCAGTTTATGTAAATGTCGCAATATTCCGCTAGGAGAAAACTATGAATCGCATAATCTACAAAACAGACGAAGGCGGTGTGGCAGTGATTATCCCTGCCGACTGCGGACTGACCATTGAAGAGATTGCCGCTAAGGATGTACCACCCAATACGCCTTACGAGATCGTGGACGTATCACAAATCCCTAGCGACAGAACTTTCCGTGGAGCGTGGTCATGGGAATAAAGATTGATTTAGACAAGGCTCGTAACATAGCACATGACAAACGCCGTGCTGTCCGTGCTGAGGAGTTTCAGCCATTAGATGTGCAGGCAACGATACCCGCAATGGCAGCAGAAGCAGAAGCCAAGCGTCAGCAAATTCGGGATAAATACGCAGCGATCCAATCGAACATTGATGCAGCGCAAGATGTTGCTACGCTAAAACAAATTGTGGAGGCATTGTAATGTCAAAAATTTCGCTAGAACCAAACGCCTCAGGAACCGGCACATTCACCATAGCCGCCCCAAATAGCGACACCAACAGGACGCTGACGCTGCCTGATGAAGCTGGGACGGTGTTGACAAGTGCTTCGGATTTAGCTGCTGCTAACCTAACAGGTGATGTTGCTGCTGCCCGAATTACGGATGCTTTGAACGCAGGAGGTTCTGCGCCTATTTTTGCGTGTCGTGCGTGGGTGAACTTTAACGGCCAAAACACTGTGGCAATTCGTGAAAGTGGGAATGTGTCGAGTATTACGGATCGTGGAACAGGCGCATATACCGTCAACTTTACAACTGCAATGCCTGATGCAAATTATTCTGTTGGCGGCAGTGTTGGACGAGTGGATGATATCTCTGATTCAAACATTGATATTCGTGAGTTAAACACAGGAAATTTTGAATTTAATGTAAGAAATCAGTCGTCTGCTATATTAGTTGATAGGGCTTTAACCCTTGTTCACGTAGTCCGCTAGGAGCAAATCATGAACCGTATTTTATTCAAAACAGACGAAGGCGGTGTGGCAGTGATTATCCCAACGGAAAACGCACTGGCAGAACACACCATCCAAGAAATCGCAGAGAAAGATGTACCGGCAGGAAAGCCATACAAGATCGTCTCAGTGGATGACATCCCATCAGACCGCAGTGCGCGTGATGCTTGGATTATTGACGAAGCAGACTTGACTGACGGCGTAGGAGGCGAAAGCAATGAGTTTAATTAAAATAGATCAAACCAAGCTGGCTGAGAAACTCGCCGCTGAAGCAGAAGCCAACCGCCGTGCAGCTTACGTCCAAGAGGCAGACCCCCTGTTCTTCAAAGCCCAACGTGGTGAAGCCACCGAGCAAGAATGGCTGGATAAGATTGCTGAGATTAAACAGAGGTATCCGAAATGAGTGTGTTAAAGGTTGATTCCATCCTCAATCAAGCAGGCACAGGACCGCTGCTAAAAGGTGCCTTTGCTAAAACTGACCCTACCGCTGTTGCTTGGACTAAGACGGGTACCGATACGGCTGAGACACAAACGGAGTTGACTATTGAGGTTGACGGTGCAGTACAAATTATTGCATCAGGTACAAGCATTACAATGCCCACGTTGTCTGCCGGTACTGACTACGCAATTTGGTGCTCGCCAGCAGGCGTATTAGAGGCAGATGCAAGTTTTACTGTTGCGCCAACAGCGGATGGACGACTGGTTGGTGGTTTTCACTATGCGCCGGGCGGTAATGCATCAATTGATTCTGCAGGTGATTGGGATAATCACACGGGTGGCAATGACACGCCACAAATCAACGAGTACAGTTTCTATGACTTGAAGTGGAAACCGTCAGCATCAGATCCTCGTGGATTGACCTTGGTCAATAATTCATTCTGGACGGGCATTTATTTAATGAGCGATGGCGGCTCAGCGCCTTTGCATCGTTACAACGTCAACCCTTGCCGCGATGGTAATGCGCCGTTTAAGCCCTACGCCACAACGCCTACGCGGTATAGCAATGCTATCCCTCTCAACATTTCAGAACTGTTGATGTATAACGGCTTTCGCATGCCAAA